AAACAACTATTACGTTCCACAGGCTACCCAGACCGCAGTAACTGGTGAGACCCAGAACGTTGATAACCGTTTCCAGACCATTACCGTGACAGCGAGCGCAGGCTTGTTGGTCGGTACACCGTTTGAGATCTCTGGCGTTGAGGCTGTTCATCACATCACCAAGCAGGGTACTGGCTTTGCCAAGACTTTCCGTGTTGTGCAAGTGGTCAATGCGACATCTGTCGTTATTACACCACCGATCATCTCGGCTCAAGGCGGCACTGATGCAGAACTGCAGTACCAGAACTGTATCGTGACTGCGAATGCTGCAGCCGGAATTACTCGGTTGAACCTTGACACAGCACCGATCAACTGCTTCTGGCAGAAAGATGCTCTTGAGATTCTGCCTGGTCGTTACGCTGTCCCATCTGATGCTGGTGTCGCAGTGATGCGTGCCTCGACAGATCAGGGCATCGAGTTGGTGATGCAGAAGCAATACGATGTGAACACAATGAAGACCAAGTATCGTCTCGATACCCTCTTTGGTGTGGTCAATAAGCAGCCAGAAATGTCTGGTATCTTGTTGTTTAATCAGACTCCTTAAAGGAAACAATCATGTCCTATAACATCGTTTTTGCACAAGGCACAGCAACTGTCGCAGTGCCAGCAGGCGAGAAAATCGCCGTTCAAGCATACTCACCAGCGAGTGTGTTTCAAGAAGTCGGTTTCCCCAACTTCCCTGAAGCAAACGACCTGTTGACCGTGGTCGAGAACGCCACCTATGTGTCAGGCGCATTTACCAATGCCACCAACGTGATTATTCAGGCTGGTGCATCTGGTGCGTATTACTCGGTGGGTGTTGCGCCTGACATCAACAACAATGGCAACTGGCAACCTCAAGGTGCGCCAGCCAACATTGCTGATGGCGCATCGATGATTGCCACAGCAGCAAACGTGCTGACTGGCATCATTACAGCAACACCAACCGCTGGCCGTGATGTTCAATTGCCAACAGGTGCAAACCTTGATCTGGCAACTGAGTGGGCGATTGGTGATTCGTTTGACTTCAGCCTGATTACTTTGGCTGCGTTTGCTTTGACCCTTACGGTCAACACAGGCGTGACCATTGTGGGTGCTGCAGCAACTGCGGGAACGGCTGGTGCATCTGCACGATTCCGTTGCCGCAAAACTGCTGCGGATACCTTTGTGGTTTATCGTTTGAGTTAATAAACCTGACAGGCCAGCAGAGATGTTGGCCTGTTTAACTTTTAGGATAAAGCTATGATGGCCAAGAAGATGGGCGATATGATGTCCAAGACTATTAAGAAAGAAATGAAAGCTGGCAAGCCCCAAAAGCAAGCCGTGGCTATGGCTTACAGCATGAACAAGCCTGCTAAGAAAGACGCAAAAAAGAAATGATTAAGTCTGCAGCAATTATTAAGAATGCACCTCTCTCTAAATTGCGAGAGGTGCGTCTTGCCAAGAAGAAAGCCAAGAAGCAGGCTCAGATTGAGCGTAAAGCTATCAAGGTTTATTTTCCATCGCCTATGAATGTGCGTGTGAGAGAACCAGTTGAATCTGTTGAGGTCGTTGAGGTGTTTGAGATTGTCGAGGTGACAGAGGTTACCGAATCAATCAATGAGTCTGCCCCGACACGCGAAGAAATGGCTATCAAAGCTCGCGAGCTTGGCATAAAATTCGATGGCAGAACTTCAGACAAGAAACTGAGTTTACTCATTGAAACAGCACTAGGAGGCTGACATGGGTTATAGCAAGCGGCAATTCATCACAGCTGCGCTGGAAGAAATCGGGCTTGCATCCTATGTCTTTGACTTGCAGCCAGAGCAAATTGACACGGCCAGACGCAGACTCGATGCGATGATGGCAGATTGGAACGCCAAGGGTATTCGCTTGGGCTATCCCATCCCATCAAGCCCACAAGATGGTGATCTGGACGAAGAGACCAACGTGCCTGACTCAGCGTATGAGGCGATTATTTGCTCTCTAGGCATCAGGCTTGCGCCAAGTTATGGCAAACAAGTGATGCCAGAGACCAAGGTTGTGGCCAAACAAGGCTACGACATTTTGCTACAGCGTGCGACATTCCCTCTGGAGCAGCAACTGCCTGGCACAATGCCATCTGGCGCAGGCAACAAGCCTTGGCGAGTTTACGACAACCCATTTGTACGACCACCCTATTTTCCTGTGGACGCTGGTCCAGATGGTCCAATCGAATACAACTAAGGAACAGCTATGCCAACCATCAATCAACTGCCCGTACTCAGCACGATTTCTAGCGGAGATCAGCTACCTGTTTACTCGCCAAACAATGGCGATGCTCGCAGAACGTCAATTGGCAGCTTGCTGACTTTCTTTCAACAGAGCTTTGCGTCTCCGACTCTGTCGGTTAACCTGTATGTGCCAGGCTCTGGTTTCAATATCACCGTCCCGACACCAGTTAGCAACGATCAATGGATGCTATTGCAGCCTGCTGGTACGTTGGCCACTGGCACGGTTACGCTGCCCCTGAATACTGGTGTGCCTGATGGTACGACTGTATTGATTACGACCACGCAAGAAATCACATCTTTCACAATTGCGTTAAATGGTGCTTCAGCGATTTATGGTCCAGTTACATCACTGGCAGCAGGGACAGGCACGCAGATTAGATTTTATCAACCGACCAATTCGTGGTATCAGATCAACGCTGATACTGTCTATGCCGCGGGAATGCAGACATTCTTAGCCAGTCCAAGTAGTGCAAATCTACGGGCAGCAATGACCGATGAGACAGGCACAGGTCTGTTGGTTTTTAACACTAGTCCGACCTTGGTCACACCGATTTTGGGGACGGTCACAAGCGGTAACATTTCTGCTTGCACATCAACAAGCATGGTATTAGTGACACCGATTTTAGGCACACCAACTTCTGGAACGTTGACCAATTGCACTGGTTTGCCAATTGCAACTGGTGTTTCTGGTTTGGCTGCGAATGTGGCAACATTTTTGGCAACCCCAACAAGCGCAAACCTTGCTGCGGCTTTGACGGATGAAACTGGCACAGGCGCAAACGTATTTGCAACAAGTCCGACTATAGCCACACCTAATATTACAAACCCAAGCGTCTCGACAGGCACGTTTACAAACCCAACAGTTTCAACAGGTACGTTTACAAGCCCAACTTTAATAACACCAATTCTCGGCATTCCTGCATCAGGAACGCTTACTTCATGTACTGGCTTGCCGCTAACTACAGGCGTGACGGGTGCGTTACCAGTTGCAAATGGCGGCACAGGTGCATCAGGCGCAGTTCAGGCATTAAGTGGCGCAGGGGCTGTCAATATCACAAGTCTGGCCACAGCATTCACCTCAACTGCTGCGGGTAATGCGCTGACGCTTGCAGATGGAGCACAAGGTCAAATTAAAACGATTATTTATGTTGCAGAAGCCGCTGGTGGTGATACAGGTATTTTGACACCGACCAACCTTGGAAGTGCAACCACAATTACATTCAATGCAGTTGGTGATTCGGCTACTCTCCAGTTCGCTGGTACTGACTGGTGGGTTGTTGGATTGCGTGGTGCGGTAGTTGCATAATGGCCACCAAGCCCAAATCCTCGGTTAACGCAGCTGGCAACTATACGAAGCCAACAATGCGTAAATCCTTATTTGAGAAAATTAAGGCAGGGACAAAGGGCGGCGATCCAAGTGAATGGTCAGCCCGTAAAGCACAACTGTTGGCTGTCGAATACAAGAAAAAAGGCGGGTCGTACAAATGAAAGCCCCTCAGAAAAGCCTCAAGGATTGGGGTCGGCAGGATTGGGGAACTAAGTCTGGCAAGCCCTCGTCCGAGACAGGTGAGCGTTATCTGCCCAAGGCTGCTATTGAGGCACTCTCACCCGCTGAGTATGCAGCGACCACAAAAGCCAAGCGGGAAGCCACATCAAAGGGCGAACAGTTTGCCAAGCAACCAAAGAAGGTAGCAGCCAAGACAAAGGCTTACAGATGAAGTCCCCTGCCTACACTCGCAAGGAAGGCCAGAACCCAAAGGGTGAACTGAATGCCAAGGGTCGGGCAAGTGCGAAGGCCGAGGGCATGAATCTTAAAGCTCCGGTTAAGTCTGGAGACAATCCACGCCGAGCAAGTTTCTTAGCTCGAATGGGTGGCAACGCAGGACCAGAGTATAAAGACGGAGAGCCAACCAGATTGCTGTTAAGTTTGCGAGCTTGGGGCGCATCGTCAAAAGATGATGCACAATCGAAAGCCAAGAAAATCTCTGCCAGAAATAAGGCGAAAAAGTAAATGCAAATCCCTATTTTGTCCGGCATCTTTACTGACAACGGGCCAGATTTACGAACGTCTTATCCAGTCAATCTTGTGCCAACTCCAAAGCAAAGCGGGATTAGCACAGGATACTTGCGCCCAGCAGATGGAATAGTTGCCAACGGGACAGGACCAGGTGCTGATCGAGGCGGTATCAATTGGCAAGGACAGCTCTATCGTGTGATGGGAACTAAACTCGTTGAGATTTCGAGCAGCGGTGTGGTGACAATTCTTGGCGATGTCGGTGGGCCAGAAGGTGGGTTGGTCACTTTTGACTACAGTTTTGATTTGTTAGCAATTGCTTCTGGTGGGCGTTTGTATTACTGGGACGGATCAACACTCGCTCAAGTTACTGATCCAGACTTGGGTGTGGTTTTGGATTTTGTTTGGGTCGATGGTTACTTTATGACCACTGATGGCGAGTTCTTGGTGGTCACAGAACTCACAGACCCATTCCAAGTCAACCCTCTTAAATACGGCAGCTCTGAGGTCGATCCTGACCCTGTGGTGGCATTGCTCAAGCTCAGGAACGAAGTCTATGCGCTAAACAGAAACACGATTGAAGTGTTTGATAACGTGGGTGGAGACTTATTTCCATTTCAACGGATTGATGGCGCACAGGTTCAGAAAGGCGTGGTCGGTACGTTTGCTTGCTGCGTGTACGACGAGACGATTGCATTTTTAGGAAGTGGGCGCAATGAAGCACCAGGCATCTACCTTGGTGCAAATGGCACAGCTAAGAAAATCAGCACCCAAGAAGTCGATGAGATTCTCTTACAATTTACAGAAGCGCAGCTGGCCACCGTCAAGCTAGAGTCCCGCAATGATCGAGCGCATCAGCATCTTTATATCCATCTACCAGACAGAACGATTGTGTTTGACTCAGCTGCATCGCAGACTTTGCAAGACTTTGTTTGGTTCAACCTTGTATCTACCGCTGTAGGTTTCGCGGCTTATCGGGCTAGAAATTTGGTTTATGCCTACGACAAATGGTTAGTTGGAGATCCACAATCAAGCAACATTGGCTATCTGGTTGACACGATTGGCTCGCACTGGGGCGAACAGGTGCGCTGGGAGTTTGGCACGCTGATCGTCTACAACGAGGGCAAAGGTGCAATATTTTATGACATGGAGTTGGTTACATTGACGGGTCGGGTGGCTCTGGGCATTGATTCGCAGATAAGCACCAGTTACTCGCTCGATGGGTTGTCGTTTAGCCAAGAGAAATTTATTAAGGTTGGCACAGTAGGCAACACATCTAAACGTCTGGCATGGTTTCAGCAGGGACACATGAGGAACTTTAGAATCCAGAAGTTTCGTGGCGATAGCGATTCTCATATTTCTTTTGTGCGATTGGAAGCCAAGATTGAAGGGTTGGCTTACTAATGGCCAAGATAGTTAGACCACTCGGACTCACAAGAGACCAACTTGCTGAATTTCTATCAAGTCCAGAGCAGATCAAGCAATTTGAGAATCTGTTTGCTGTAGTTGATACGGTTGTTGATGTACCGGATGGCATTGTTGTTATCGATTTTGAGGCTGGATTGGCGCAGTCCTCAGCCAATGATGCTTTGGCACAAATAGCGGCACAAGCACAGGAATCCGCTGTTAACGCTGCGTTAGCAGAGGGTAAGGCAAATCAAGCTCTTGCATTGATAGATAATTTGAGAAATACGGTTGAGGGTTTGCAGATAACCCCGACACTTGAGTCGATTGATAATTTAAGGAAATCGGTAGAGGGTCTGCAAATGACCCCACCACCAAGGGAGTTTAAGCGTGCTAGATATGGTTCGTTTTATGACACCACGACACAAGTTGCGACAGTTATCAACACAGCTACGGCCATCACTTTTAACACCACCGATCTAAGTCAGGGCGTTTTCATTGGCAGTCCAGCATCTAGAATCGTTGTGGATAGCGAGGGAGTCTATAATTTTGATACATCGTTTCAGATAGACAAAACAAGCGGTGGCACAGCGGTATTTGACTTTTGGTTTCGATTGAATGGTGTGGACGTGGCAAATAGTGCCAGCAGGATCACGATTCAAGGCAACAACGCTGAAATTTTTTCTTCATTAAATTACTTTTTTGATTTAAAAGCCAACGATTATATTGAGTTAATGTTTGCAGTCACTGATCTTAGTGTTGAGTTGAAAACATTTCCTGCTGCTGTGCCTCATCCAGGCATCCCGTCTATCATTCTTACTGTTAACAACAACATTGAAGGTGTCCAATGACCGTCATCGTGAAAGTGCTGATTCCAGCTAAGCAGGCTGA